ACTGATGCATAAAGCGCCCCAGATTGCTTTCCATGGCCTCCTGGGCCTCGTCAGGCTCCTCCATCATGACTTCAAGGTCCGTCACGTTCTTTTCTTCCTGGATTTCCTTTTTAATCTTTTGTATGTCGGGCCGGGTCAACTTTGGTGAAAGAATCTCAATCACCTCTGCCGGCAGGGTCAGCATCTCTCCCAGCTTTGCCACTCCATATCCCTGGAATCGCTCCGGCAGCTGGTCTGAATACCCATCCACGGAGAACCTTTTATTGATATTCATGAACCGCGATGTCTGGCTCCTGTCCAGCCGGTACTCGTTCCAGGCAAATTCTTCCATGGTTGCGTATCCGGATTCCTTCAGGATGTCCGTATCCGTGGCCACCCGGAGCATGTACCCGATCCGGACGAACCCTAATTCCGTCCTCTTTACCTCAGCGTCAAATGCCTCTTTGTATGTCTCATAGCTTGCATATGTACCGCTTTTATTCACTTCATCCATTTTATATGGCCTCCATAAAATCTTCCTCCAGGCACTTTAACACTCTGGTGTTGTTCTTTTCTTTCAGTTCGTCTATGTTCTTTTGTCGCTTGATGACGCTTACGCTGGCCAGTCTATGGTCCTCCTTCGTCAGACGGTTCTTTATTTCCCTCTGCCACTCCCGCAGAAATCCTCTTATCTCCTCAACGCCTGGTTCTTCATCCAGATACGACCTGTGCTGCCGGATCGTTCCGCCCGGTTCCACCTCAATGGTGTAATATGGGATATCCGGCTCAGCCTTCCTGCGGAGGAAACAGATGTATGTCTCCCTCTGCATGATTCGCTCGTAATAACGCTCGCTCCACCCGGTGCAATGATGAAGGGCACTCCCGTCTATGGCAATGTCAACCAGGCTCCTGGGTACAATCATCATGTATTCCTCATTCTGGTAGTCGTATTTATCGCGGATTTCTTCCAGTATCTTCTCTGCTCCCGGATACTTCTCCGCCATCTTCCTGGCCATTTCTTCGTTGGCTTTCTCGTCCCGTTTCAGCTGTTCCAGCATTCTTTCCTTCCGCATTTCCTCCACCAGCTCATTGTGTCTGCGTTTCAACTCCCTTGGCCGGTATACCATCTCGTCTGTTGTATCTTTCTTTTTTTGCCGGCACATGTCCAGGTAGTCCGCCCATTGTTCCAGGACTGCCCTTGCGCGCCTTCCGGCATATCCCTCTGCCTGCTGGCGTTTCACATAATTCATGACCTGGCGGGGTGACATCTGGGCTTGCACGAATGACAGGTTTGCCATTTCTATATTCTCGGATGTAAGCCATCCCAGGGTTTCCTGGTCTATCTTCTTTCCTGTTTCCTCAGCCCATCGCATCCACTGCACGGCATTCTCCCCTCCGTCACACTCCCGGATGCGGTTGATTATCTGCCGGTCAGAGAGATTAAATACCTCTTCTATGGTCTCTCCATCCTTATACAGAGGTCCGTAGTACTCACAGGTCCAGCAACTTACTTTTCTGGTTGTCTCCTGCAGCAGCCGGTTAAACCGGCCCTTGAACAGATATTCCACCATGTTTATCAGGCCTTTATTGCTTTGCGCCCACATCAGCCGGTTATACTCCAGTTTCTTCCCGGCCTCTGCCAGCTGGCGGAACGTCCTTTTCCAGGCCTCATAGCAGGTTCCCTCCAGCGCGGCCTCAATCCCTTCCGGATACAGGTATTCCTCGTTCATCCTTCGGTTGACTGGGTTTTTAATGTCGAAGCAGCCTCGGTTATCCCACGGAGAATTCCACTCAAACCCCCGGTCAAACTGGTTATAGTAAATGTCACATGCAAGTTTTTTGTGGTTTCGGAGCGGGAATACGCGCACCGCTTCCGATATTTCAATCTTGTGCCCCCGTCTTTCCCATGTGATTCTTATGTCTAAATGCCTCACCACGCTCCTGTCACTGTCTATATCCTGCATGACGGCGGCGTTCGTTTTTAGCTGTATGGCATGGGTCCGTGTTTTTGCCTGTATGGTTTTTCCGCAATAGGGGCATGTTATATGGTCATTGTGTCTTACCTTTTTCCCGTCCGGCCTTTTAAATTTTCCAGCGTTTCCATCCTTTCCGCAGGCCGTGCAGCTCCATCGTTCGGAATCCTTGTCATAAAAGGCATAATCCCGGTCCCCTGATGCCGTCTTGACAATCCATTCGTTAAAATCTTTCGGGAGAGGAGGGATTTTGTCCATCAGGTTCCGGATGCGCTCCAGACGGCGGCTCTCCTTTGACTCCCTCTGGTTGCTGTTGTAATCATTCTCCTTGTGCTTGATGCGGGTCAGTGGTTCCATCGTGCTGAATCTCTCCGGCAGCAGCTCCTTAATCAGCTTCTTATCCGCTTCGGAATTGATTGGTATGTTTCCGTCCAGATCGTAATACCAGTAATGCGTCGCATCGTATTCGCATAAGGTCTGGAGCACTGTCTGCCTCCATATGCCGGTCTTAATATAATAGGTCTCATATTCCCCTGTTATGGTGTTCATGCAGTACCGTCCAATCAGCTCCCGGTCCTTCCAGTAATTCAGTATCAGGATTTTCTCTACGGCCTGAGCGGTCAATACCGCCCCGTCCTGGTCCGGCCGCACCGGCTCTGTTTTTAATACGCTGCTCCGTTTCATCCCTCTGCCTCCTTCGGTTCCCTGCCCTCCAGGGTGTACCATGTATTCGGTTTTATAGTTCCGTTTACTTTAAACAGCCTTGCATCCTCAATCTCGCCGTTTACTTCCCGGATTAATCCCAGGACGCTGCCGGCCGCTCCCTTGACTTTGGGATGCGGGCCTCTGGCAATTGCCATGCTTCCCTCGCTCCATGCCTCTGCCTTATCCTTTCTGACGCTGCAGCACTGCATGTTCATTTCCCACTCCCGGAGCGGATGATTGACCATATACATCATGGCATGGCCAACCAGCTCCCGGAGGGACAGCTCCTTTAACAGGGTGATTTCTGTACAGGCCAGCTGGGTATCGGTCCCACCCAGTTCGTCCAGGCTTCCGGAGGCCTCCACCAGAAAATACCTGTTTCCGCATCCCAGCGGATACCACCGCAGACACTCTAACGGGTACTCGGCACAATGCGCGCCTGAATTCCGGCATTTGGATTTGCTTTCTTTTATGGTTTTTCCTATCTCATACTGAAACGTTCCTCTCCCGCAGGTGCAGGTCAGGTCCGCATTGAATCCTTTGTATGCAAGCATCTTACTGCTCCTTTCCCATGTAGTATTCCGTGATGATTTTCTTGGCACGTCCCATCCCTGGTATTCCCAGCGTTACCTTGTAATTGATTTTGACCGCCTTTAGGATGTCGCTGTCTACCGGATGCTGGTTCTTCATGCTCCATTCCAGCAGGGCCGCAATGCATCCCTTCAGGCTCTTTCCTTTCCGCCTGACGGCCACGGCCATCTCCGGTTCCTCCGCGCACCTCAGCTTGATGTACTGCAGCCAGTCCTCCATGATTTCGTACGGCTTCAATTCCTTTGCCTCGATGTCCAGTTTTCCGTAGGCTGCCATGAGCGGGGTCACAAAGGCTGCCACATAGCCGTCTATAAAGTCCATGGCATCCTCCTTGTCTATCCCGTTTTCCTCCGCGATGGCAAGGATGGCCTCGTTGTCTCCTTCCTTCCTCTGCGCCGCTGCTGCCCGGTTCATTTCGTCCGCGCTGTCAAATTCTCCAAATTTATCAAACATTCTGTTTCGCCTCCTCTATGTAAATTTCTCTTACCGTACTGGCGGAGATTCCCACCAGGCAGGATATCTGCGCATAGGTCATACCCATGTTTCTGAATGTCATAATTCGGCCCGCGTATTCCTTCCTGTTTATTCTGCGGCGGCCTGGGGCTTTTACCTCTTCAGGGCAGCTGTCGCTGGAGCATGCTATCCCCATTTCTTTCCGCATCCGCGCCAGTTCCCGCGCCAGCTGCTTCTGTGTCATACGGTTTAACTGGATGGCCTCGCCCCATGTCATACTGGTCTCATATGTGTTTCCCCTTACTCCGTGATAAGCCATGGTGACGATGTGTCCATGCGGTTTGATGACTGACATCTTTTCCAGGATGACTTCATCGTCACCCCTCCGACGCGGCCTGTAGCAGTACAGCCTGTCCCCTTCTTTTATCCGGCGTTTAAACGCCTCAACTTCAAGCGGTTCAATGCCGCCCTTTACTTTATCGTTTCCCGGCTTTCCCCCAGTATTTACTCGGTCTGTCCGGGATTCTTCCTGATGAGATTTCATGTTATCTTCCCTTTCCTAAATTCTGATTGCATCCATTGCCTGTATTCGTGGTGTTCGTCTGTAAACAGGTACCGGTGCGGGTCCAGCTCCTGAAGGATTTTTTCCCAAAGGTCCGCGTTCTTTACGGGTGTTCCCTTGGCGTTTCTCCACTCGTTTTTCTGCCACTGTCTGGCCCATCTGTTTTGCATTGCGTTGATAATATGCTGACAGGTGGTGTATATCCGCAGCTCACACGGGCAGTTCAGGCGGCCCAGGGCCTCTGCCAGGGCCGTAAGGGCGAGCTGGTTCTCTGTAGCCCGCTCCATGGCTCCCCGTCCCTCCCTGGTGGCCGGCGCCCCGTTCCTGATGCATTCCAGGAGATAAAGATATTCGCCGTCCTTCCTGGCCGGTCCATGGAAGGAGGTCTCTATGTAGATGTTCACGTCCTGCACTTTCCCTTGCTCCTTTCCGGTTCTGGAAGCTTTACCAGGAGGTAGTACAGGTATTTATACCCAAAATCATTTACCCATTCCTCCACGCTGCCTTTATCGAGATACCATCCTTCAGGCACCGTAATCTCGCCCGCACTAAAGGTTTTCTTCCGCTTCCGATGCTTTTTCATCTCCGCATGTACAAGATTCTTGCTGGGGTTATATCTTCCAGCCTGTTTTCCTCCATAGGTCTTTTGAGTCAGCTCTGAATATTCTATAAAATACCCTGCCAACTTACGGTAATTCCGATCCTTACGCATAGGCTCAAAATGTAGACCGCCGTAGGGCCATACATCCTTTATCAGTCTGACATCTATGGGGGAGACCACGATATGTATATGGCTCCCACCCCTGGGTCCCACTTCTGGCACCCATACATATTTGAGTACCTTGCCATTCCGATGATATATATTTCTTAATTTCCGTAGCACTTTAGTTATCTGCGAAATCAGTTCCTTTTTATTCTTTGGCCGGTTCTCTATGGCATAGTTCCAGGTTATGTACCAGCAGTCCGGCCCGAAGTTCTCATTCAAATCCAATGTAAGCCTTTGCATGGACCTCCGGATATTATTCTTCCTCTGCGATTCCGGGGTTGGCTTTTTCCGTTTCCGCCTTTTCCCCGCCCCCGGCTCCGGCCTGCTCCTATCATGATAGCTATAGTGTGCTTCCGTTATCCCTGCTGTTGCTATTTTTTCAAAGTACGGCATATACCTCTCCCGCTTGTCCAAAAGATAATAAACTTAACAAGTTGTAAAAGCGGTCTTAAACCGCCATAATCCTTGACTTTCGGTCCATCCACAGGTATAATGTATACATAGTGTTTTGGTCTGTGGAGGACCGGCTCCTGAAGCTATTTCCGTGGCTTCAGGAGCATTTTTTATTGTCAATGTTCATCCGGTTCCGGCCCTGCTTCCTCATCGCCTTCCCCTTCCATGAGACGGTCATATTCCTGTTTCCAGGCCATTACCTTTTCCATCTCGCTCTCCAGCTCATCGTATTCCCCGCCGGCATCCTTATACTCGTTAAACCAGGTTTTAAGCTCGTCCCAATATTCATCCAGTTCCTCCTGGTCATCCTGGTCCTTAATCCCCATCCGGTTTATGTACTGGATTTCCTCCCATATCCATGCGACATCATCCAGCATGTCCGTACCAATCAGCCAGACCAGGAAAGTCTTGTCCTTTAATATGGCGAAACCACATCGGTCGAACCATCGGTCGGCACACTCCCGCTCATCGGATCCGTTTGTACGTTCCCCACATATCAGGTCCGCAATGAAATTCTCCAGCAGTTCCCCGGCCGTCATGCTCACACTTCCGGCTTTTTTGCATAATCGTTCCATGTCCTCATCGCACAGTTCGATTGTCAACGTCCGTTTCTTCCTCATGTATTTTTCCTCACTTCCCATTTAAAGCCTCACGCCCATGGCCAACGCCATGACCACAATTGCCACTATCGTCATACCAATTGACCACACCAGCAGCAGGATAACCCATCTCCATTTCAAACCTGGTCTCCTGTTGCCTATAATCATTAGTATCCACCGCATTCCCTTTGCATTGGTAAGAGCCACTGTGTCCGGGCCAACATGATCCAGACGCCAGTCCGATTCCCCGGCCCAATACTCAAGTGGGATGAT